TGGAGAAGCCTCTAAAGTTTTACACCTAGGTGCAACATGGGGCGCTCGTGGATGGGGCGAGGAAGGCTGGGGTGCTAATGGCATTGCAGTAGTGGGAACTGGGCAAGTCGGTTCTGTTACCCCAGCTTACGGACTTGTAGTTGTTGCTCCCGGCGTTGCAGCCACTGGAGCAATAGGCACAGTAATACTAGAGTATACAGGCCTAGTTAGACCCACAGGGGTAGGAGCTACAGGCGCAATAGGCACAGTTAGCACTGTTGCAGCCTTTGATTTAACAGGAGTATCGGGTACAGGCTTAATAGGAGACTTCACAGTAGGGGTAGATGAGTTTAATATCCCAACAGGAGTTAGTGCTACAGGAGCAATAGGAACAGTTTCATTTAGTATAGGCAGCGTGTTTACTATACCAAGTGGAGTAGCAGGGACAGGAGCAGTAGGAACTGTAACCCCTGCGTACGATAGAAACGTAGCAGTAACCGGAATAGTCGGCACTGGAGCAATAGGAACTGTAGTACCCGCTGTACAATTTGGCTTAACGGGCGTGTTAGGGGCGGGGTCAGTAGGAAACGTAACAACTACGAGTAGTGCGAATGTCTATCCTATCGGAGTAGTTGGAACAGGGCAGATAGGAACAGTAACAAGATCGGGATGGACTGCAATAAATACTTCACAAACACCGAACTGGGTTGGAGTAGACAGTTCACAAACCCCTAACTGGGTAGACATAGACACAGCAGCATAGGACTAAATTATGGCAACTTATGTAAACAATCTACGATTAAAAGAGATTACTACAGGTGATGAGGACGGTACTTGGGGAACCAGTACTAACACTAACCTTGAGCTAATTACCGATGGCTTTAGCTACGGCACAAAACAACTGTCTAGCGATGCTAATCAAACCTTCACTATGCCTGACGGGACTGCGGACGCTACTCGTGGCTTCTATCTAAAGCTTACTTCAGCAGGTTCTCTTACAGCTACACGAACGGTAACGCTTGGGCCAAACACCGTATCTAAGATGTGGATGATTGAAAATGCTACAACAGGCGGTCAGATCATCACGATTAAACAGGGGTCTGGCGCTACAATTAATATTGCCAATGGCGCTAAATCTATGGTCATTACGGACGGTGCAGGAGCAGGAGCGGCGGTCTTTGACGCTAACTCAACCGTTTCTGCGGGTACTGTAACTTCTGTTGGCGGTACAGGATCGGTCAACGGAATTACTTTATCTGGCACGGTTACAAGTTCGGGTAACTTAACGCTTGGTGGCACGTTAGCTAATGTTAACCTTACGTCACAGGTTACAGGTACACTACCTGTTGGTAACGGCGGTACGGGTGCAGCTACTTTAACTGCTAACAATGTTTTATTAGGTAATGGGACATCAGCATTACAAGCAGTCGCACCGGGAACATCAGGTAACGTTCTAAAGTCTAACGGAAGCACATGGACATCAGCAGCCGAAGCCGCAGGTTATCCAGCTCCAACCTTAGTAGGCACAAACACTACCGCAACGTCAGCATCGTTCTTAGTTGCTACGGCAGGGTCGATAACTATTACTTTACCTTCTAGCCCATCAGCAGGTGATTATGTAGTGGTTAAAGATGGTACAGGTGCAGCAGCGACAACTAACTTTACCGTTGCGCGTAACGGCTCTAACATAGCCAGTTCAGCTACTGACCTTACTTTCGATAAGAATTTTGCCGAAATCGTGATGACCTACATCAATGGGACGATTGGCTGGAGTGTGTAAATGTCTACTCTTTCAGAGCTTTTTCCATCTGGGGGAACCCAGAATAATATACAGTTTGTCGCTCAAGGAACGTTAGCTAATGGTCAGACTGTTGCTCTACGCAGTGATGGTAAGGTTGAGGCTGTTTCTCAGACCTCTGTTTCAGGCTCGATGGGTACTGCTGTTCAATTTGAAGCTGGAGGAACTAGGGACTTAGCCGCTGCTTATAGTGCAGAAGATAATAAATACCTTGTTATTTACACAGACCAAGGCGATAGCAACAAACTTAAAGCTGTAGTTGGGACACCTTCTGGAACTAACACTATAGCTTTTGGTACGCCTGTTGCTGTTTCAGCTAACTCTAACCAGTATCAATCTTCTAAAGGTTGTTCTTATGATGCAACCGCTAAAAAAATTGTTGTTTCTTTTAGTGATGCTGGAAATAGCAATTATTTAACTACCTTGGTAGCAACCATTAGTGGTACGTCAGTAAGTTTTGGTGCTGCTACTATATTAAATTCAGCTATGTCTAGCTATGTGCATAGCTTTTATCATGCAGGGGCGGGTAAAACGTGCGTTGTTTCGTCTCTTACCAGTTCGGGGTTATTGCGTACTTGTACTGTTGGCTCAACGGCAATTACGAGTAGCACAGCAGCCAATTTTGATTCGAGTAGAGTAGACTATAGTGCTGGTTGCTATGACTCAAAAAATGAATTGGGCGTTATTTACTTTAATAAAGCTCCTTCAACTGCCTACCCAACAGTAAGAGCGTTCACGTTAAGCGGAGAGACGGCTACTTTTGGTACAGAAGATACTCTTGTTTCGACAGCTTCTTATATTGGTAGCTTGGCCTATGATGCAAAAAATGATTATGTTTGCGTAATTATTAATTATCAGACCAATACTCAGAACAGCATTGGTGTCAGGTTTAACTCCAATGGGTCGGTTAACTCAAAAACAAGCGTAACGCAAGTAGCAGCAGCTAATTCTTACAACTCCACATCTAATGGAATTGTTTATGACGCTGGTGGAGAGGCCGTCTATGTTTGTTTTTCTTCTGCCTCTTCTGCTGTTATGAATATCATGTCTTTTGGTTCTAACGCTTATACTATTGGAAGTTCAATAACGGTGACATCTAGCAGCAGTTATACACCGGGTTTAGCGCAAAGCTCGGCTAACTTCAATATAGGTGTTTTTTATCGAGATGGTAACAATAGTAATTATGGCTATGGTTCGGATTATGTTGTAGCTCGTTTAGCCAGCAACGCCTCCTCCTTCATCGGTATAACCAACGCTGCTATATCTTCGGGAGCCACGGGTGAAGTCGCTGTTAAAGGTGGGCTTTCTACTGGGGGTAACTTGTTGCCTTTTGCCCCTACTGCGGGAAGCCCTGTTACATATGAGTCGGGCTTTGCGGTTACTAAAAGTGTCTCTTATGACACAAACGCTAACAAAGCTGTTATTGCTAATCGTAGGGGTTCTGATGATTACGGTATTGTGTATGTTGGAACAGTTAGCGGGACGAGCATATCTTTTGGGTCAGTAGCCGTATTCAATGCAGGGACTACTGAATATATAAGTTCTGCTTTCGATTCTAATGCAAACAAAGTTGTCATAGCGTACACAGATTCAAGTAATTCTGGCTACGGTACAGCTATCGTTGGGACTGTTTCGGGTACATCTATTACATTTGGCTCAGAAGCGGTTTTTGAAGCTGCTGCCGTAAATGGAAAGTCTATTGTTTTTGATTCTACAAGCAACAAAGTTGTTATTTTTTACGAAGATGATGCTAACAATGATTACGGGACGGCTGTCGTAGGTACAGTTAGCGGAACATCTATCTCGTTTGGCACACCTGTTGTCTTTGATTCAGTAAATATGCAAATTACGGAAGGTGAGGGTGCTGCATACGATTCTGCGAACAACAGAGCCGTTGTTTTTTACAGGAATTCAAACTATCAAGGTTATGCTGCGGTAGGAACAGTGTCAGGAACTAGCATTTCCTTTGGCACTCCCGTTAAGTTTAGTTCTGGAGCCAATGAACTAGATTATATAAGTGCTGCTTTTGATTCGGCTGCAAATAAAATAGTGACTTCTTACACAGACAATACTGATTCAGGTTACTCAAAAGCAATCGTTGGCACAGTATCGGGTACAAGTATTTCTTTTGGATCAGAAGCAACTTTTGAATCCGCAAGTTCGGGATTTACTTCTGCAACTTTTAATTCAACTATTAATAAAGTGGTTATTTCGTACACTGATTTTGCTAACAGTAACTATGGAACATTGGTAATATCAACGATTAGTGGTACGAGTATTTCTTTTACAACTCCTGCTGTATTCACATCGACAACAGCGGCAAGATATATTTCAACTGCATTTGATCCAGATACGGGAAGCGTAATATCGGGGTTCTCAGATCAAAACAATAGTTTTTATGCAAAAAGCGTAGTAACTTCTTTTTCAAACAACCTAACCATAGGCTCCAACTACTTCGTCCAAGATGACGGAACCCTAGCTACGACCTCTTCTTCAACTAAAGCTGGCAAAGCCATCTCAACCACAGCCCTAAACTTGGTGGACCCAACATGAGTAATTTAAGCGATTTATTACCCAGCGGTGCTGGAGGCAAGTCTTTTGATTTTGTAGCGAGTGGCACGTTAGCCAGCGGTCAAACTGTAGCACTAACCAGTGACGGCAAGGTTACAGCTATTGAATCGGCTGTTCCAACAACTGTTTTTAGCGATCAAGGTGGTAGTCAAGTAAACAATATTAACGGCTACTTTGATGTTACACAAAATAAGATATTCGTTAGCTATGCTAATGCTTCTACCAATAAGTGTGATGGAGTGGTGGGTACGGTAGGCAGCGACGGTTCTATTACCTTTGGTACGGCCGCACAAATTAGCACTAGACAAAATAACGGAGTTGAAAATGCCTCTGCTTATTCTACAACTGACCAAAAAGGCGTGATAATAATAACAGACGTAGGTTCAAGCAGTTACAGACTTTATGCCTATGTTATCACTATAAGCGGCACTTCTTTTAGTGTAGGCACAGAAGTAGAAGTAGGAGACACTAACCAAAAAGTAATTAAAGCTTCGGGTAAAACGCCTTTAGTATATTGTTCAAACAATTCTAAGTTTTTATTATTGTATAGAGATGTAGGCAATTCTAATTATGGCACTGCGATTGCTGGAAATATCAGTGGTACTAGTACTACTTGGGGTACTAAGCACACAATTTTAAGTAACCTATGCACTTTCTTTGCAGGTGCGTTTATAACAGCTAGTAGCAAAACAGGCGTTATCTTTCTTAATGGAAATTCTGGCAACATAAATTACGTAATAATGACGGTAAACAATAGTTTAGGTATTACCCAAGGCAGTATTGATACTTTTAAGGACGTAAATACTAACAATTTTTATTGTGCTTACGATTCTACTTCTCAACGTTTTATTAGCGTTGTTAAAAATGAAATTAACGCTTCTTCTCTATCTGGAACGACGTTAACCAAAGGTACTTATATAACACTTGGTTCTGTTGATAGCGTAACTGCTGCCTTAACTTACAATTCTAACTTAAACAGGTCTGTGGTTTTTATTTACGGGGTTGTATATAACGTATCAGTTAGCGGGACAACGTGTACTTTAGAGTCTACTTCAACTGCTCCGCAGTCTAATGTGCAGCTAACTCAGCCTATTTTAGGTTCGCCTAGTAATTTAAGTATTTTTCTTTATAGAGATAATGCAAGTGACTCGGATGGCACAGCTTTGGCATACGTCCCCAATGCCATAACCTCATCTTCTTTTGTCGGCATCACCGAAGCCGCTATATCTGACACAGCGACGGGTACAGTCACCTTGCAGGGTGGTATAAACACTACCGCTATCACTAATACGGCAACTACAACCTTTGCTGTTACAGTGGCTAATCCCGGCTCTGGAAACAAGTACTACATCGACGGCTCAGTACAAGCGACAGTCAGTTTGAGCGAAGGCAGAACTTATAAGTTTGACCAATCTGACGGGACTAACGGAAACCATCCTCTACGTTTCTCTACGACTTCTGACGGGTCGCATGGTGGTGGTTCAGAATACACAACGGGCGTTACAGTAGTGGGAGTGCCGGGGAACTCAGGAGCCTACACACAGATAGTCGTGGCGATAGGCGCACCAACCCTATACTACTATTGTACGAATCACAGCGGCATGGGTGGCACGGCTAACACGCCAGACGACGCTCGTTTTACTGTAGGCTCTACCTACTACGTTCAATCCGACGGCACACTGGGTACTGGCTCAACTTCTATCGTCGCTGGTGAAGCCCTCTCAGCCACAAGCATTAACTTGGTGAATACATGAGCAATCTAAGCGAGTTACTCCCCGCAGGGAGCAGTGTAAAAAGTGCAGACTTCGTGGCCCAAGGCACGTTAGCCAGTGGTGTCACGGTAGGTCTAAGATCGGACGGCAAGGTTGAGGCTATTACGGGTCAGTCAGGTAGTGTTGGAACCAAGGTGGTATTTGAAGCGGCAACTTCAACCGCAATGGCTGGAACTTATGACTCTGCTAACAACAAAGTTGTTTTTCTTTATAACGACTATGGTAATAGTTATTACGGCACAGCTATTGTTGGAACCGTTTCAGGTACTGCAATAACTTTTGGTTCAGCGGTTGTGTTTAATTCAGGAAGCACCGCTCAGTTTGACATAACCTTTGACTCTAACGTCAATAAGGTAGTTATCGGGTTTAAAGACGCTAGTAACGGAAATGCGGGAACAGGCTTGGTCGGCACTGTATCTGGGACAAGTATATCTTTTGGCTCTGAATATGTGTTTATAAGCTCTTGCCAATATGTAGCGGCTACTTTTGATTCCAATTCTAATAAAGTTGTTTTTGGGTATAGACATCATACAACTGATTACGCTATGGGGATAGTCGGGACGGTGTCAGGAACAGCTATATCGTATGGCTCAGAAGCCACTGCTCATTCGGTTAGTTCAGGTTTTAACGCTTTAACTTTTGATTCCAGCAGTAACAAAGTAGTGCTGACTTGCCGTCAAGCTACTGACGGGGCTGGAGTAGCTGTTGTCGGAACGGTTTCTGGTACATCTATTTCTTTTGGGACAGCCGTTACTTATGTTGCTTCTCTTGGAAGCACTACCACATATCACCTGACCTTTGATTCCAATTCTAATAAAGTTGTAATTGGTTACTCGGATTCCGGTAACAGTAATTATGGCACTGCTATAGTTGGAACTGTAAGTGGAACTAGTATTAGTTTTGGCACACCTGTTGTTTTTGATGGCGCGGGTAATGCTTTGTTTGTAGCAACTGTGTTTGATTCAGTGTCAAACAAAATAGTTATATCGTATAGAGATGACAGCGTTTCAAACTCTGGTACAGTAATCACAGGTACAGTGAGCGGTACGTCAATTAGTTTTAGTGGAAAACAAGTATACGCCTCATCAAGCACTGATATAGCAGCAGTCTTTGATGTAAACGCTAACGCCACTGTTTCTGCGTACTACGACGGAACAAACTCAAACTACGGCACAGCCTCTGTCACTACAACTGCTTTTAGTAACGTCTCTTCTTACGTCGGCATCACAGACCAAGCCATATCAAGCGCGGCTACAGGCAAGGTGGTATGTAAAGGTGGTGCTATAACGAATACGGGATTGTTGCCTCTTGCTGAAACCTTTGGCTCAAAAGTTGTATTTGAAGCAGCTGGATCAGATTATATGAGTTCGGCCTTCGATTCAGCCAACAACAAGATAGTCATAGCCTACCAAGATGTCGGAAACTCTAACTATGGTACAGCAATTGTTGGTACGGTAAGTGGAGACAGCATTACGTTTGGCACTCCTGCCGTATTTGCATCTCATAATATGCAGTATAGCTCGACTGTTTATGACCCTGACACACAAAAAATAATTATAAGTTATCGTAATTCTACAAGTGGATCGAGTGGTTTGGCTATCGTTGGAACGGTCAGTGGCACTAGCATTTCGTTCGGCACTGCTGTTGAGTACGCTGCAAGTAGTGTCTTTATCCAAAAAGCTGTTTACGATACAGGTAACAACAAAGTAGTCATTACTTATGATGATACTACCCAAAATGCTACAAGAAGTATTGTAGGAACGGTTTCGGGAACGTCGATCAGTTTTGGTACGGCTGTTTCTGTTAATAGCAATCGAGGATCAGATGTAAGTGCAGCGTATGATTCGGCAAGTGGAAAAATAGTTGTTGCCTACAAAGAAAGCTCAAGAGGAAAAGCCCGTGTAGGCACAGTTAGTGGTACGTCTATATCGTTTGGTGGTGAAACTAACTTTAGTTCTGGCAACTTGTTTTGGCCTACGGTTGTTTACGACGTACAAAATGAAAAGACATTGATAGCTTTTCGAGACTCAGATAACTCCAACTATGGTACGGCTGTTGTTGGAACAGTTAGTGGTACGTCTATATCGTTTGGTTCAGCTACTGTTTTCAACACAGGAACAACTCAGAATATACAGGGAACCTATGATTCAACGAATAATGTAGTCGCTCTATCTTATGCAGACAATCCGAATTCTAATCAAGGAACCGCTATCAACGGAACTATATCTGGTACAAGCGTGTCTTTTGGTTCAGCTACTGTCTTTAATACTGCCGATACAGCAGGAAATACAGGCTCTGTAATTTCGTATGACACTAATGCCAAAAAATTAGTCTACGCTTTTAAGGATTCCGGTAACAGTAATTACGGGACGGCAATAGTAGGAAATCTTAGCAACGCCCTCACACCCAACACTGCCTACTTCGTACAAGACGATGGTACAATATCAACCACAAGTAGCACCACGAAAGCGGGTACTGCTCTTTCAACAACTTCACTTTTACTGACAGGATAGGACTATGAAAACGATAGTGGATAAAGCAACCAATACCAGCAAATACCTCGTGGCTGATGACTACGGCGTTAACGTCACTGCCGACAACATCGAGATGGGCGATCCGTCTGCCTTAGACTTTATCATCGGTGACCTTAACTCTAGCAATGCTACAGTGATCGAGGGTGTCACAGAGCCAGACGATTGGTACGGTTGCAAGTATACCTGTGCGGCAGATGGGACTTTTACAGCGGTAGATGGCTGGGTTGACCCACGCGAAGAAGCTGAGTAAATGCTAAATGATCGAGATAGGACTAGCACTTGCTGCGGCAAGCAAGGCTTTCGAGCTTATTCAACAGGGAGTTCAAACGGGGCAGGATGCCACTGACCTTATTGGAAAGCTCGGTTCTTTCTACGATGCTAAAGATAAAGTACAAGAAGCAAAGCAAGAACTAGAAC